GGAACTTATCTTGCAGTATGTCACCCTTGTGTGATATCACAAACAGATTTACATCTTCAAGCATCTGTAGAATTGTCATCAAGTACTCAGTTCCATTATTATCTAGGCTACTATCAAACACTTCATCTAGAATCAACAAATTGGTATTCGTAGAATTCTTAAGTTTTGCTACCGCTCTCCATGTCAACATAAGTGCCATGTCAATTCTCTGTTTCTCACCCTCACTAAAAGATGCATAGCTGAATTCATCACGATGGCGTGACTTGATTGTTTCTTTGAACGATTCATCAAGATTAAAATTCACAAAGAAATCCAGCGATGCTAGATACTTATTTACCATCTTGTTTATGATAGGCAAATATTGCTTAATGATTTTTGTTTTGATTCCAGTATCTTTTAACAACAGAGAGGCAGCTTCAAGATATGTCTTTTCTTCTATTAACGATTTCTTTTTGGATTCTAACTCTGCTAATTGTATTTGCAATGCGAGAAGTTTATTGGTCTCCGAGGACAAGTTTTCCTTGGATGATGACAATACTCCTATCTCTTTCTGCAATTTTCCTATGTACTTATTCAATTCAATGATGGTTGAATTGTTGGATGCAACAGCAACCCATTTGACTTGAATAGCATTAGAAATTTTTGTAATATCATTTAGCCGATTTTGTTGCACTAGAATGTCAGATTCAAGTTTTGTCAAACCGTGAGTACACTTCTCAACTTTATCATTCAAATCTGTTATTTGTTTTTCTTTAAATTCCAACTGGATGCTTTGGCGACAAGTTGGGCAATCATCATTATTTAGGAAAAAGTTTACATCTTTACGATACTTTGACAAGTTGGTTTCAATCTGTGTTTCAAATTGATTTAGCTTTTTCAATTTATCGTTTACAATAGACTTGTCTTCTATTTCTTTTTGCAGGGCAGAAATAGCTGTGTTCATGGAATTGATTTCTGTTTGTACCAAATCAATCTCAAGCCAAACATTGGCTACTTCCAATTCTTTGCTCACAATCAATTCATCGGTATTCTTCTTAATTTTTTCTGTGTGTTCTTCTACCAATTTGTGTTGATTGGAACACAAATCTAATTCGTGTTTGTTAGACTGAATGCTTTCTTTGTTGATTGAATGTTTATCTCTTAGCAGACCATTCATTGTGGAAAAGATTTGAATGTCCAACAAATCTTCAATGATTGCTCTCCTGTCAGCCGCAGAGAGTTGCATGAATGGCACAAAAGAAGCTGAACCGAGAATGACAATCTGTGTGAAAGACTTGTAGTTTAATTTGAGAATGAATTTCTCTAGATGTTCTTGATAGTCTTTTACAGCCGCATCTTGATTCAACATTTCGCCATCAACATAAATCTCAAAGATGTTTGGTTTGATACCACGAATGATTTTGAATTTCTTGTTTCCAATATCAAACTCACACTCAACGACACAATCTTTTTGATTGATTGAGTTTACCAATTGTGGTTTATTGATAGAACGAAATGGTTTTCCAAACAACACAAAGCACAGCGCATCAAGCAAGGTGGACTTGCCCGCACCGTTTGTTCCAACTACCAGTGTGTTTGTACTATTGCACAGATTAATTTCTGTGAAGTAATTACCAGTAGAAAGAAAGTTCTTAAATTTTATTGATTTGAAAAAAATCATTCAGTCACTTCAACATTCAAAGATTCAACATATAACTCACGCATTAGATTCTTTAGTTTATCAGAATCCACATCAAGTGTCAACCCATCAATATACTTGGAAAGAATAGTCATGGTATCTTCCGCTTGGTCAATTAATTCCTGATCATCATCTATTGTAGTATCAGAAAAATCTTCTACCACAGCAACATCGGCTACACCAGCTTTGTTCAATTGCTCAAGCACATAATCAAAAAGATAAGCATTTGTTTTGTTTACCACAACCACTTTGACATAAGTGTCTTTGTGTACCGAGAAGTCATATGCTTTCCAATACTCAAACGATTGTGATTCATCATCATAGTTAATCTTGTAGAACATTCTACATGGATTTGAAATGAATGTCAAGTCTCTTGTCTCGGTATCAAAGACATGAAAGCCTCTTGGATCATTGAAGTCAGTCCAGGTAATTTCATATTGATTACCAAGATAGTGAATTGTACCATCTGAAGACTTGTGGTGAAAGTGTCCAGATAGAACCATATCAAATCTATCAAAGATTTTCTTATCTAGTCCAGCATGACAAACATTACCTCTATCCATCTCAAAGCCAGAAATTTCAAAGTGCCCGAACACAATTTCCGACTTGGTGTCTTGCAAAAACTGAAGTGAATTTTCGTAGTTGGATGAGTTGATCCATGGCATTAATGTGATTGGAAGACCATCATAGGTTCTTTCAACAGGATCAATAAACACATTGATGTTATCATACCTATCAAACAATTCATGCATGGCATTAATTTCGTTTGTGTTCTTGTATGTCACATCATGGTTACCAACGATAACATCCATCTTGATGTTTTCTTTTTCAAGCACATCAAAGAATCGTTTGCGCCATGAATTCAAAATGACATAGTTGATAAATTTGCGTCTATCAACCACATCACCAAGATGCACAATCTGAGTTATGTTATTCTCTTTTAGGTATGGAAAGAATGTACCTTCCCAGAATTTAAAAAAGAACTCATTGAACAATAAACTATCACCACGTGCGCCAGCATGTGTATCATTAATTAAAGCAATCTTCATAGTGTACTTTTATTAGCCACTCTCTTACGTAATTCGGTTGTTGAAAAACTATGTCTGCGTTGATTGTAGAAAACTTTAATTGCTCGTTCTTCACAAATTTGTTTACCTGTGAAATCTTTATCTTTGTATTCTTCACCAATAATTCGTATTGTGATTGGTAAGAACATCAACATGTCTTCAAGGTCTTTCTCTGTTTGGTACACAATAATTTCATCTACAAATTTAACAGCCGAAAGCTGGACATATCGTTCAACAATAGACTGAACTGGTTTGTTTTTAGATTCTGGTCTATCAATTGATGGATCCATCTGTAATGCAACAATTAGGTAATCACATATTGATTTTGCTTCGGCCAGCATCAAAATGTGACCAGCATGAAGCAAGTCAAAAGTGGAACAAGTAAAACCAACAGGCTTACCAATCATATTATCAGGCAACACTAGCATCATTATACTCCATAAATTAAAGTTTGTCGGGTAATTGTTCGTCTAAAACTGTTTCTTCTAGGAATTTATCCAAGACTTTTAGTTTAGTTTTCTTCTTTTCATTCTTCTTTGCCTCAAATGTTTGAATGAATTCGGAAAGATTGTCATACAAGACAAACTGTTTCATGTTACCTTCCGAATCTTCATACATTTCACCTTCATCAAGAAGACCAAACTGTTCGGTAGCTTTATACTTAACATACAGTTGTTTCTTCTCTTTTTGAATGCGCCTCAGAAAAGCAAAGTATATGATTTGGGTAAAGTATGCGAATGGATTGGAAGACTTGATTGGATCAAAGTTCCGAAAATACATAATGCAATTCTCAATACCATCACATACCATTTCTTCTCGGAAAGAATACGATATAAAGTTTGGTTTGCGAGATAGATGGTTAGCAATTTTTAGGAAGCATTCGCCGATATAGTTTGGTACTATAGGATCATCCTTGCCCTCAGCTTTGGCTTCATCACATGCCGTTTTATAGTCTATCAATGCCTTCAAAAAATCGGCATTGTTAACATAGTGTTTTTGTTTCATCATTATTTCCTAAAATAACACTTGACAGACGCCAGTGTCGTGCGTATAATACACCCTGTGGGGTCTGCAATTAATGTAATAAGTTCTTCTTTATGTGTTTGATTGAATCTTGTATCTGCTCAAACTCATCATCGTCACCCTCACCATCATCTTCTTCATACTCATCATCAGATTCTGTAAGCAATGCTTCATCAATAGCATCTGCATTCATCTTAATCATTTCATTACTATCTTCTACAGCACTCAGGTAGTAATCAACAAGAGACTTCTTAGGTTCAATTATGGTAAGAACGCTTGTCTCATATAACTTAGCTGTATTCTCTCCAATCAATTCTAAAGGCAACCATGGTGCCATCATCACCATAGATTTACCAGAACTGATTCTCTTAAAGAACAAACTCATAGGACTGTTCATTACAACCATTTTGCTTTCATCTATATGATACGAGGCTATGATATCTTCGCCATCTTGTAATCTTAGAATTTTTATTTCGTTATGCATTTTTTAACTCTATGTTGTAAAACTTGTAGGTGAACTTTTCTTCTTCGTATATTTTAACACGTTCAACAAAATGTTTCAAGGTAAAATTGGTAAACTTGCCTATTCTAAAATCGTCTGAGATATCAAATAAGACTGCTGATTCTTTGTTGTCGCCTTTTCGTAATCCACGACCAATGGACTGCAAATTGCGAATGCGAGATTTAGATGGAGAAGCAAAGATGACATTGTGTAGGTTGCGAATGTTAATCCCAGTACTAAAAGTGCCATAAGATGCCACAATAATAGCATCGCTTTCTCCTTCTGTAATAGCACGAATTGATTCTCTGACTTCAACATCTGTATCTCCGTAAACAAAAAATACTTTACGATTTCCCTTTTCAGCATCTATCAACTTAAACAATTCTTTACCGTGTTTCTCAACCAATTGAAAGAGAACTAGAGAGTTTCCTTTTAATGACAAAACTAGATTTTTAATAAATGCATTTCTTTGTGCATTCATAACTATGTATTCTATCTCGGATTGATAGTCCCAAGACCTAGCTTGTTTACACGCTTCTTCTGGATGTTTGAGTATTAGACATTTTATTTTGAAATCTGCAAGTTGTTTGTTGTCAATCAATTCTTTGGTAGTTATTACTTTTAATACAGCACCAAACAAACCCTCAAGAACAAGTTTGTGTGTTTGTGTGCCATCAAGAGTACCAGTACAACCTATACGATACTTCGTTTCTGTAAGACCACTCATAATTGTAGCCAACGACTTAGCTTTAAATTGATGCGCTTCATCACCAAGAACAAAATCAAATTGTTCAAAGTATTCTGGTTCACGATTGTAGATAGATTGCCAGGTAGTAATAGTTAAAAACTTATCTATGTTTCTATCTTTACCTGCGTATTGTTTGTGGCAGTTTGTTTCAGAATCATATCCGTATGATTTGAAATCTGAATACATCTGTTCTACCAAAGATGTTGTTGGTACAATCAACAAACCTTTCTTAAGGTCTTCATCTTGTATCTTGCGGAGAATCAAATAAAGAATGAGAGATTTGCCAGATGCTGTTGGTGAAAGTAGTAGTGAGCGTTTGTTTCTTATCGCATGAACAAAAGAAGATAGTTGATAATCTCTTGGTACAATAGGTAAGTTTAGTGTTGAGATAAACTGTTCAGCTTCTTTAACTGAAAAATTGTTTGTTAAGTTAACTTCTGGATAATAATATACTTTGTAGTTTCTATCATCACAAAACTTTTGTATGTATGGTATCAAACCATAGTACATAGAGTAAGTTCTTAAATCAAGAAGGCGTATCTTTCCATCCCATAACCTATTCTTGTATGCTGGTGTAAATTGATATCCAGGAACATGAAATGTAAAATGGTCAGATATTTCTTGAGCGAGGCTTTTTTCACACTCTAACTTTATATAAGCCTCATTGACTTTACTAATAATTAAATCAGACACCCTGTACGAACCGTTCCCAATCAATAAATGATTTAAGTTGAAATGTTCTACTATGTAGTTCTTTCAAAATCAACTCACAGCAACTGACGATTTCTTCATGCATCATTCTAGATGCAATAAATTTATTCAAGTCTTCATCTGCTTCCATGTATGTGGTAATTTCAGACTTGATAGTGAATGGAAATGGTGCCCAACCATACTTTCTCAAATCATCATCGCCCATCTTACCTGTATAGTATTCCCATTTAATTTTCTTCATCCGGGAATATTTGAAGTCAGCATCTTTACAAAGCAACTTATGGTGTGATAGAATGTTCAGATACTTGCTGTGAAGCTGTGGTATATCAATTAGTGCTTTACCAGGCTCTGTTCTATCAATTTTGGAATCTTTATTCCACTCATTCATTAATTCTTCAAGTTTAGTCATTACAATTCCTCCTTGTAGGAGTATACATCAATTAAAACATTTTGTCAATAGTGTAGTAGGTATATCTGAAAGATGCATCAGATGTTAGAATATTTTCTGGTGTATCTTGTGAGGCTAACATAAATGATGCTAGAGATGTTGGAAATACATCTACAAACTTAAATCTGTATAGTGGTGTAAATGCAGATGAGTATATGGTAAGTGTTGCATCAGAAAATTGTGGTGTCTTTGGATTACCAAAATTTTTAGATAGTCTAGGCAATTCACGATATTGTTCAAAGTCTTCTGGAAATGTCATAGCACGAATCCAATCGTGTATCTCAATCCATGAACGCATTTCTTCATCAATAGCAAATGTAACGTTAAGTAAATCATAGATTGCTTTTTCACCAGGAGAATATTTCTCTACGAATGGTGTAGACACTGGTACTTCTCCCATAGAGATACCAGGTACTGATACCGCTTGACAGAAATACTGAATGTTTGGCACCCGTGAGAAAGTTAATTGAAACTTATTTGGGTGTAAAAAATTCTGATTTAGTGGAGTGCTTGATGTTGGTGTAGTTGCCATACGTATATTTATAAACGAAAAAAGGGGAACATTTCTGTTCCCCTTTAAAGTGCCTCTCTTAATGGAGGCTTAGATTACATAATGTTCGTAATCTTGAATGCACGGTAGTACAAGTTGCTTGTCTGTGTCAAAGCACCTTGACCTTGGGTTGCACCTTCAGCAAATGGATTAGCAACTAGACCGTAACGGGTCTTGAAGCCAATTTTTGGCTGGAAGGTTGTAGTATCAACCGCACGAACCATTTGTAGAGGAACGTATGGGCAATAGAACAAACCAGCATCATAAGCGTTAGAACCTTTGAAGCCCATAACTGCAAACTCAGAAGTAGAGTTAGCGCCGAAATATGGATCAATATACACTTTGATACGACCGAACAATGTACCAGCAAAAGTATTACCGGTGTCATCAACTGTTAAGCTAACTTGACCTTGTAGTGCTGATGAATAGTCTAGGATGCCAGCCATTGCAAGAGCAGAAGCTACATCAGAAGAACAAATCATCACGTTACCTTTACCACGACGGGTTGTCTTAGCAATGGTGTTAGCTTCACGTTCCAATTGGAATGCCAAGCCTTTAACTTTTTCAACCATCCAACGACCGTTAGAATCGGTGTCAAGGTCAAAAGTACCAACTGTGGTTGTACCAACTTTACAGCCAACTTTAGCAACTGTATAGATTGTGCGTAGAACTTCACGGT